TCCCGCTGAAGTTGAAGTGGATGGAGAATCTATAAAAGATGATGCTAATGAAGTATATATTAAATTTCACCCAGAATTAAAAGAACAAAAATCAACACTTAAAGAATCAATAACTGAATCATTACGTGATTGGTTTAAAAAAGAAGATTGGGTAAGAATAGATTCTGCAGGTAATATAGCAGGCCCTTGTGGTACATCTAAAAACCAAAAAAATCCCGATAGATGTCTTCCAAGAAAAAAGGCACAATCATTAACACAAGCTCAAAGAAAAGCAACAGCTGCTAAAAAGAAAAAAGCTGGATCTAAAGGTAAACAAGTTGTACCTAATACTAAAAAAGCTAAAGTTAAATTAAAAAAATGAAAAAAATATTATTATTCTTGTTTTTTGTTATGTCATGTTCTACTTTTAAGGTATCAACCTTAAATTATGATCCCATTTATGGTCCTGATAATAATGAAATTAAAGTAAATGTTTTAAACAATGATTGGGAGGTATTTAGAAAATTTAGAATTGATGATAATTTTAGATATGATTATTCTCAATTTGTAATAAATCAACCTTATAGTTGGTATGCTTCTAATCGCATGGTTAATAGATGGGCAATGTATAGCCCTTATACTACCTTTGATTTTTATTTTAATAGACATTCATTTTGGAATAATTGGGCATTTAATTATAATTGGGGAAGTTGGAATTACCCATATTGGGGAAGATGGAATAGAATTTCTAACCATAGACCATATTATAACCAATTTAGAATTTATAATAATAATAGAAGGGATAGAAATATAGCTTATAGTGCTACACCAAGGGGTTCTAAAAGTATTAGGCATAGCTCTCCAGTAGATGTAATTGTTAGGGATTTAAGAAAAAATGGTAAAGATGTTAGAGTTATAAATAATTCTAGTGAATTAATAAGAATTAATCAACCAAGAAGAACTTATACTACACCTAGATCATCTACTGCAGGTCCTACTACAAATTATAATCAGGGAAGAAATATAAACAATAATCCTAGAGTACGTTCAACACCAAATGTAATACAACGTTCAAACTCAGGAGGATCCCGAGGTGGATCTAAAAGTGGAAATAATGGTCGTAGTGGCGGTAAACCAATCCAGTAAATATTTATAGATATATAAAAAATTATGAACAACTTTGACTTAAAAGGTTTTATCAACGAAAATAATCTTGGAGCACATTCCAAGTACGTAGAAGAAGCTGTAGGCCCAACAAACCCAGATGGTACTCCAAAATCGAATGACGAAATGACAGACGATGAACGTGAGAATTTTTATAACGATCTAGATAGTACAGATGAAGGTTTAGAAAAAGGATATTTTAAAAAGAAACACAACATAGGTGAGCAAAAGCAAAGAGTAATGGAAGCCCTTGGTAAAAGAATGGCTGAAGGTTCTTATCCTTTTGAAAAATGCATTAGAGATCAAGAAAAAAGATACGGATCTGAGGAAACTGCAAAACGTGTTTGTGGAGCTATTAAAGCAGCATATGGCGAGTAAAAAGTTAGTATTAGATCTATTAGAACAAGAAGTAGAGGACTTCATTCAAACCCAAGCTGAAAAAGTTATTGAGTTTGAAGATGATCCGATGGCTTATATTCTTAATAAGTATCCTTCACTTAAAGATACTTTAACGGATCTAATGACTAAACATTTTGGAGATTATGTTACAGGAATTTATGTTATGGCTCCTAAGCCTACTACATTTAAAGTTCTTCTCCATAATGGGCAATTTTACTATTTAACTTATGCTAAAGATTCTTACATAGCTAAAATTCAGGGTAAAAAATATTACCTATTAGATTTAGGTGCTGAAGAATATGCTATAAAAGCTATTGCAGATTTGCTTACTATGGGTAAACCACCAGGAGCAAAAGGTCCTGACGATCAGGAAGATAATGTTACTATTACTGATACTGAAACTACAACTGATGTAGATATTACAGATGATGGAGGTGGTGATGATGATTTATCAGAAGCAAAAGAAAAAAATCCGGAAACAGATGATTATGGTCGTCCTTTTGTAGATCCTAAAGGTTCAAGAACATATATGGATCCAGATGAAATGACACCAGCAGCTAGGGCAAGGAAAATGATGGGAGAAAAAAATGAAGAGGAATTTAAACCTCATATGATGTACGATCCTAAAACGGGTGAAGGCAAATATGCAAAGGTTAAGGATGATCATTTAAAACTAAAAGCAAAAGGTTGGGGGCATGACAAGCCTAAAAGAGTAGCAAATGAGAAAAAAATCCGAATTGTTAAAGAGAGTGTAGAAAAAAAAAAGTCACCTCTTAAATTTAAAATCTTAAAAGAAAACGATGCTGAAAAAGGCATTGAAATCTTAAAAAAAGAATTAAATTTAACAGATGATGATTTTATTAAACAATCTTCATTAACTTATAAATTATTAGTTCCTAGAGCCGAACGATTTGATTACGCTACTAAAATAGATAAAATCGAGGATTTTGAATTTGATCCTAATCTAAAAGGATCTTCAATAGGAGGAGTTAAATACGGAAATTCTAAATTTTTACTAAAACCATCAGGAGTACAGGGAAGAGCATCAGCTGGTACAGAAAATGAAGATGTATTAGTAAATGAAGTTAGAAAATATTTAGATGAAGGTGCTAAAAATGTTATATTTAATGGCTCCAATAAAAATTATGTTACAAATAATATAAAAGAAATAAAGGATGTTGGTTATGATACAGCTTCTGGAAAAAAAGCAGATGTAGTACTTATTGGTGATAAAGATTACCCAATATCAATAAAAAAAGATAATGCTGGTTTTTGGGAAAGTTCAGATACTAGATATAAGGCAGTTGTTAATAAATTATCTGAAAAAATTAAAAATGGAGATTATGCTCCTCAATTAGTATTTAGACCTTATGTAGATAAAATGGGTAATACTAAAGAAGGAATTAATCTTATGTATAATGATGAAACAAACCAACCAGTTAGTGGTGTTATAGTAACAGATTTACCATCTAAAGAAGAAGATTCTATTATATTTGGTTCTGATGATGCTGTAGTTGTTTATAAAACGTTCTTACCAAGTGATTTTGAATTAAAAGGTGATAATTTAAATGTTAAAGTAACTAAAATTATTACGGATATGAAAGATATTGAAAATTTTAATTTAGAACCAGTTGTAAATATTAGAAGAGATGTTACTAGAACAGCTACCGGTGGATTAAGAGCTACTGTTCAACCTGAAAATTTACTATATAGAGATGGTAAATTAACAGGTAATAAAATTGAACTAACATATAATGAAATAATGAATTAATATTTATAACATATAGACAGATTCATAGCCTGTCGCGATTAAAAAAATTATATAGGAGCTGTGGCCCATCTTTGGATGGGCCCCCTTTTATTCGTATATTAACGTGTTAAAAACAAAAATAAATGCCAAAAAACATAGTAATGGTTGGAGCAGGGGTAGCAAATGTAAATGCTGCTACTAAATTAATTGATAATGATTTTGGTGGTAAAATTACCATTATTGATATGGGTAAAAATCCATATGAAAGACCATATGAAGATGTAATGACTGGGTTCTTAGGAGCTGGTGGTTGGTCAGATGGTAAATTAACATATCATACTTCTATTGGTGGTCAATTATCAAAATACACAGGTGAAGATAAAGCCATGGAATTGATGGATCAGGTAATCACTAACTTTAAACGATTTCATCCTAAACCAGAAGAAGTGCAATGTTCAAATCCAATAGAAGAACCTGATTTTATTAAACCTTATTTTGGATTACGTTTATTCCCAGTATGGCATGTGGGTACAGACTATTTACATGAAATAGGTAAAAATTGGTATGATTTTTTAGTTAATAATGGAGTAACATTTAAATGGGAAACTAAAGTATCTGAGATAGATTTTGAATCAAATACAGTAAAATCAGAAGATGATAAATCCCAAATGATTTTACCATATGATAAATTAATTTTTGGTGTAGGTAAATCCGGTATTGATTTTGGTAAAAAATTAGCCGAGAAATATGAATTACCAACAGAACCTAAATCTGTTCAAATAGGTGTTAGGTTTGAAGCACCACAAAAACATTTTCAAAAATTGATTGATGTGTCTTATGATTTTAAGCTATACAGAAAATATGAAGATAAAGGCGTATCTCTACGTTCATTCTGTACTAACAACAATGCTGCATATGTTGCCGTAGAAGAAACATATGGTGACCATAGTTACAATGGTCATGCTAAAAAAGACGAGGCATTTAGAAACGATATGACTAATTTTGGTATTTTAATGGAAATAAAGGGTATAGAAAAACCTTTTGATTGGTCACGAAATATAGTACAATCCGTAAACAGAGAGGGTACTGGTTTATATTATAGCCCTTCTCGTAAACCATCAACAACATCTGAAGGTATAGATGTATCTGCTACTACTATTAATAGTGAAGAATTATTTATAGTACGAAAACAATTTGGAGGTTATTTTGAATATATAGACAATTTTATTAATGACATGAAAAAAATCTTCCCAACCCTAAAGAACGATTGGGGCATCTATATACCAGAGGTTAAATATTTATCACCAGAACCATTAGTCAATTATAATAATTTAAGTTTAACTAAATATGAAAATGTCCATTTTGTCGGAGATGCCCTCAGTGCTAGAGGAATTACAGTTAGTGGAGCGCAAGGAATCTATGTTGCCGAAAACATTAACAGTTAATGAATTAGATGATTTAGTAAATGCTATTGATGGTTACTTCTATTTTAATTATGATGAAATGTCTTTTTTTGATAAAAGACAACAATCTGAAATTAAATTATTTTTAGATTTAAGAAGTGAGGTTTTATCAAAATATAATGATGTAACCAAAAACTAATTAAATGAATGAAAATATAATTCATATAGTAATAGCTTTAATCTCAGCCTTAGGTAGTGTTGGAGCATGGAGATTTTATGAATTAAAGTTAAAATATAGGTCTAATAAAGAACTAAGCCCTCAAAAAGCTAATGAACTTTTTATTCAAGATTTACAAGGTAGAGTTTCTAAATTAGAGGCATTATTAATTGAATCATCTGAAGAAAAAGATAGACTAAGAGAGGATATTATTAAATTAACTTCTGAAGTTGCTACATTAAAGCAGAAAAGTAAGTATTTAGATAAAGAAAATACCTATTTAAAAGGCCAAAGAAGAGCGCGAAAAAATTAGGATGTTGCAGATAAAGTTCGTATATTTACG